TATAAGTATACAACGAGAAGAAAACAGTAGACTCTATGCTTTACAAAAGCAGCTTCTTGACGTGCGCTTAAAACAGAATCTAGTAGGTGTGCGCGAACAACAGGTACGCTCTGATCTTGCTCGTGTACACGGTATAGAACTTAATCAGTTAAAAGATACTTACGATTTACAAGTAGCTATCACTAACGAACGTCAGCGGCAGTTAAACCTACAAGAAGACCAGAACGCAATTTTACGTCGAGGTGCTGTAAAAGAACAGCGAGAATCATTTCAGTTGCAACTATTTCGATTAAAAGCAGCTACAGATCCAGCATTTATGGGTCCTTTTGGAAATGTATCTCTTATGCAGCAGACGCAAGGAATGGAAATGCGTTCCGAAATGGGCCGACGCCAGCGTGAGATAGAACTTCGTAAACTTGACGTCGAACGAGGTATGGCTACCCAGGCAGATGTTAATAATCTCATAAAACTTAAAGATGAATATGTTTTGTACCAAACACAAGTAAACAAAGCTGCACTGGCACAAGAACATTTCAATACAACTTTATCGTTTACTCGTCCAGTTACAGACAGTATTTTTGAAGGTTTTATGGCCGTTGCTCAGAGCACTCGTACAGCAGAAGAAGCTTTTGCAAACTTTATGCAAAGTATAGCAAACATCCTATTTGACACCGCTAAACAACTTATTACTCAGTACATCGCGATTGGTATAGCCCGTACTTTCGCAGGTATCCCTGGTGCAGGCGGAGGCAGTGTGAGCGCACTGTATGGCTCCGGAGCACCGAACGCAGTGGCAGGCGGGGGTATTTTCAGTGGCGCTGGTCCATTCCAATTCAGAGCCGCTGGCGGCCCTGTCTCTGCTGGAACCCCTTACATCGTCGGCGAGCGCGGCCCGGAACTGTTCATGCCGCGCACCAGCGGCAGCATCTACCCCAACGATGCGATGGGCATGGGTGGTGCAAACATTGTCGTGAACGTCGATGCCGGCGGCTCTAGTGTGGGAGGCGATCCCGGCCAAGCCAATCAACTTGGCAAAGCCATCGGCATCGCGGTCCAGCAAGAACTCATCAAACAAAAACGTCCCGGAGGCTTGCTCGCCTAATGGCCACCTTCCCCGCCATCACCCCAACCTACGGCGCCCAGAAAAGCAGCCGCCCCAATGTCCGCACGGTCCAATTCGGCGACGGCTACCAAGCTCGCCTGACCTACGGCCTCAACCAAAACCCCAAGATCTGGAGCTTGACCTGGGAAGTTTCCGAAACCGACGCCGACACAATCGAGACCTTCCTCAACAACCGCGCCGCCGACAACGCCAGCTTCGACTGGACCCCCCTCGACGAAGCCACCTCCTACAAGTGGATTTGTCCCGAGTGGAACAAATCCGTCCCCTACAAAAACCGCGCCACCATAACGGCCACCTTCCAGCAAGTATTTGAACCCTGATGGCGTACTCGGCTTGGGCTAGTTCAACTGCATACGTTATTGGCGATATTGTCCGCGCTAGCAGCCTGCAGGCATCCGGCCTCGTCTTCCAATGCACCACGGCTGGCACCAGCTCCAGCTCCCAACCAGCTTGGCCAACAGACATTGGCAGCATCATCACGGATGGCACGGTCGTTTGGACGGCGATTAGCAGCGTCTACGAGGAGCTGGCCGCACTGGCACCGAGCGCCATCATCGAACTGTTCGAAATGACGCTGGACACCACCCTGCACGGCAGCAGCGACACTTACCGCTGGCACAACGGCTGCAACGCCAACGTCAGTGGCAACATCACGTGGAACGGCAATGCCTACACCCGCCTGCCCGTCAAGGCTGAAGGCTTTGAGTACAGCAACACCGGCACCCTGCCGCGCCCCACGCTGACCATCAGCAACTTGGATGGCACCATGACCACCCTGCTGTTGCTGGTCAACGCCACTACACCCGGCAATGATCTTGGTGGCGCCACGGTCAAACGGATCCGCACCCTGAAAAAATACCTTGACGGCGAGACCGCAGCAGATCCCCACGCCAAATTCCCCGACGAGATCTGGTACGTGGACCGAAAAGCGAGCGAAAACCGCGACTCCGTGAGCTTCGAACTAGCCAGCAAATTCGACCTTGCTGGCGTGATGATTCCCAAGCGCCAGATCATCGCCAATATTTGCCAGTGGAAATACCGCAGCACCGAGTGCGGCTACACCGGCAGCAATTACTGGGACGTCAACGACAACGTAGTGGGGACATTCGCAGCCGATAAATGCGGAAAGCGCCTCAGTTCTTGCAAATTGCGTTTCGGCGCTACCGCTGAATTACCGTTCGGTTCATTTCCGGGCGCAGGTTTGACCGAATGACGCTATCGCCAGCGATTAAAACCGCCGCACTGGAACACGCTAAGGTCGAGTTCCCGAAGGAATCCTGCGGGCTGGTGGCGGTGGTCAAAGGTCGCAAACGGTATTTCCCCTGCCGCAACATGGCCGAAACCCCAGACGAGCATTTTGTGCTGGATCCTGCGGATTATGTTGCCGCCGAAGACCAAGGCGAGATCGTTGCGGTGGTGCATAGCCACCCCAAGACCAACCCAGCACCATCTCAAGCCGACCGCGTTGCCTGCGAAAAATCCGGCTTGCCGTGGCACATCGTCAATCCCCAGACCGAGCAGTGGGACTACTGCGAACCCGAGGGCTTCGAGCTGCCTTACGTGGGAAGGGAGTTTGTCTTCGGGATTGTGGACTGCTATACGCTATGCCGCGACTGGTACAACCGCGAATTTGGCCTCAACCTGCGCGACTACGACCGGCGCGACCAGTTCTGGCTACGGGCTGAGAATTTATACCTAGACAACTTCGCCAACGAAGGCTTCTACCCCATCCCGCTGGAGGAACTGCAGTACGGCGACGCAATCCTGATGCAACTCCAGTCGCCCCTGCCCAATCACGCCGCCGTCTATCTTGGCGACCAGCTGATCCTGCACCACCTCCAAGGACGGCTCAGTAGTAGAGATGTGTTTGGCGGCTATTATTTGAAAAGCACCGCCCGAGTCCTGCGGCATGAAAGTCGTTAAGGTCTACGGCGCACTTCGCAAAAAGCTGGGTCAGTGCCGGTTCCAGTTTGACGTGGATACTCCAGCGCAGGCATTTAAAGCACTGTGCGTAAATTTTCCCGGCTTAGACAAATGGCTGTTGGATAGCGAAAAAGAAGGTATAAGTTATCGCGTGACCATCGGAAAAGAAAAACTTGAAGAACACAATTTTGTGCTTGCAGGGTGTCCATATAGCGAGCAAGAAGTATTAAGCATTACACCAATCTTGGCCGGCGCAGGCGGTTCGGGCGCCCAAATTGGCATTGGCGTAGGTTTGATTGCTTTGTCGTTCTTGCTCCCTGGCGCTGGATTGTTTGGAACAACAAGTATTTTTGGTCAAGTTGCCGCCGGCTCGCAGTTAGCTGTGCCGCTTGTCGGTGCGATAGGCACAGCCGGTGGAGCATTTGCAACAGCACTGGGCACAGCTTTTAGTTTGGTTGGCGCCAGCCTAGTTTTAGGTGGCATTGCCCAAGCTATTTCGCCCTCACCAATTAACTCAACGGCAGCCGTCAATTCATTTGAGCGCGGACGGGATGCTGCCAAATTCGAATCGTTTAGTTTCTCTGGCATCGTAAACACGGCAAAACAAGGTTTGCCTGTTCCCATCGCCTACGGGCGCGTATTCGTTGGCTCCGCTGTTCTCTCCAGCGGCCTTGACGTGGATCAAATCCAATGACACGAATTGTTGGTGCTGGTGGCGGCGGTGGCGGTGGTGGCTGCTTTTTAGGGCACACACCTGTTGCCACACCTGCAGGCAATCGCCGCATTGATGAACTGCAGCCAGGCGATCTTGTCTGGAGTTTTGACGACGCCGGCAAAATCCACGAAGCCAAAGTCCTCAAGGTCCACGAGCACGAAGGCGAGCGCGTCATCCGCTACACGCTCTGGGGCGGACAGCATCTTGATGCCACCCCGAACCACTGGGTGCTCAACCAGTTCAACGCCTTTGTCGAAGTTGACACGCTCGGTTCTGACGACTGCCTCGTTGACCACAACGGTCATCTTCGCCCCATCGTTGGCAAAACCGAATTCTGCACTGGCACGGTTTACAACCTGACGGTCGAAGGTCACCACACTTTTATTGCCAATGGTGTTCGCGTCCACAATGCCGGTCTCGGTCTTGGCATCGCTGGTGCTGGTGGAGGTGGAGGTGGAGGTGGCGGCAAAGGTGCTGGCGGTGGTGCTGCACAACGAACCCCAACAGAGGCAGACGATTCGCTCCAGTCGGTCCAATACGCCAATGTGCTGGACCTTCTTGGTGAAGGCGAAATTCAAGGCATTGAAAACAGCACCAAGGGCATTTATCTCGATAGCACGCCAATCGTTGATGCCAACGACAGCCCTAAC